GACTGCATTTATTGATATTGCTGACCTAGCAACAATCAATGCAGGTCTTGCTGCTGACATTGCAAAAGCAAAGGCTGACCTAGAGGCTGAAAAGGCAGCACGTGCTGCTGACAAGAAGGCCGCTGACGAGGCTGCTGCTAAGGCTAAGGCCGCTGCAGATAAGGCTCTAGCAGATGCTGCAGCAAAGGCTGCTGCCGATGCTAAGGCCGCTGCAGATAAGGCTGCTGCTGACGCTGCTGTTGCTAAGGCTGCTTCTGACAAAGCGATTGCCGAATTGACTGCGCAAGTGACCGCCCTCACAAAGGCTGTTGCTGACATCAAGAAGGCATACAACAAGATGGCTAAGAAGTTTAAGTTCAAGACTATCTAGTAGTCCAAAACGTCTGATAGGCTCCTACCTCCACAAAAGGTAGGGGCCTATATGATTGTTAACCTAAATAAAGAAGAAGTACGCGCCTGTGCAGATATTGCTTTAAATCGTTGGATGATGAAGTGGGGCAGTGTTGACCGCCCAAACTATGCAGGTGATAATAAGTTTAAACTGGAACCAGAGATTGCAGCAAACGTTAGAACTATCGTTGCAGAGTATGCTGTAGCCAAACTTTATAAGATGCCACTAACATTTCCGTTCTATCCAAATGAAGAGCATGTCTATCGCCAACATATTCCTGATGTTGGTGCGCATGTTGAAGTAAAGAGCGTTAGAACCCGTGATGAGATTCCAGTCTTTCCTAAAGATATAAAGCCTGGTCGCCTTCTCGTGGGCGCACGCGTACTTGACCGTGACTACTACTCAGAGGTAGAGGTGTATGGTTGGCTTCGTATGGAAGATGTACAGCGAGACGAATGGAAGTATGCACCAGAAGGTTCATGGAGAATTCCGCTAACCGAGTTTAACGACTCGATACCAGAGGAAGTTCATGTCTAAAACACAGGATAAGAGAAAGCAAAGAAGAATCGAACACGCAGAATTTTTATGGGAGCAGGCACAACTTAATGCTGCCCTTGCAAAGACCAATTTGGACTTAGCATTAGAGTCATTTAAGGATGCCATGGGTGAGTTAACAGAAGAACAGGTAAAGGCAACGGAAGAGAAGGCTCAAGAGCAGTACAAGCGCCTAGAAGATTACCTGATGACCGAAAAAGAGAAGTACTTAGAAAGACTTGGCATCCAACAGGACTGATAATTGGTCTGTGCTAAAACTAATTCCTATTGCAGTGGCTTTAACAGCCCTTCTTTCAGGCTGTGGGTATGATGGGCACTACCGTTACCCATGCCAGGACCCTGCTAATTGGGAGAAGGCGGAGTGCAATCCGCCCATCTGCGAAGCAACTGGCACATGTACAAAGGACCTTATTAATACAGACGTGACAACAACTGACGAACCAATTGAGGAAACAACTAATGAGTAAACAACGACTAACACCATCTGACCTAGACGCTCGCCTTAAATTTATTCTTGGCATTGTTCTTGGGACAATCCTTTTGTTTACAACAATGGGAATTCTTTACGCTCTTATATTTGTAACCCAACCAATTGGCGCTCAGTCAGAGAATGACAAGATGTTCTTCAATGTGTTGGGTAGCGTAGCAACCTTTATCACTGGAACATTGGCTGGACTCTTGATTGGAAAGAGTGGCTCTGATAGTTCATCATCTGCCATTAGTTCAGAAGAAGAACCAGAGGCACCAGTAGCAGTTGAACCAACACCTACTGAACCAGAACCAACTGGAAAAGACAATGCTCAAATGCCAGAAGAACAAGACATTGACGAAGAATGGGACAAAGACTAATGGCAGACATGGGAACAGCGGCAAAACTTATTGAGATTGCCAAAGAAGAGATTGGAACCATTGAAGGTCCAAAAGATAACGAAACAAAGTATGGCGCCTTTACTAAGGCTAACTTTCAACCGTGGTGTGGAAGTTTCGTTATGTGGTGTGCAGACAAGGCTGGAGTGAAAGTTCCTAACACTGTCTATACACCAGGTGGCGCTGCAGCATTTAAGAAAGCAGGTCGTTGGTACGACGCACAGATTTGCGACCCAGAACCAGGAGATATTGCGTATTTTGATTTCCCTGGAGATGGTGTTGAGAGAATTAGTCACGTAGGTATTGTTATCAAAGATAATGAAGATGGCACTGTCTGGTGCATTGAAGGTAACACTTCTGGCGACCCAAAGAAATCACAGCGTAATGGTGGAGAAGTTGTAAAGAAACTTCGTGCTTACAAAAAGAACAAGGCCAATGTACAAATCTCAATTGTAGGTTTTGGTCGTCCAAAGTTTAAAGGAGCGGCAAAGACTGAGGCTGCAGCACCTGCTGCTGAAGCCAAGGTCTGTAGTGAGTGTAAGCGACCATTGTAGTGACCGCTATCGACACAAGAGCACCTCTAACCGCTCAGGATAGATGTGACAAGTGTGGAGCGGCAGCAATGGTTCGTGCAACGCTATTAACTGGAGAGTTGTATTTTTGTGGGCATCATGCTCGCAAAGTTGCTACCTCTTTAGTTTTAAAATCTATTGAGGTCTACGACCCAGAAGGTGTGTTTAATTATGGCAAGCAATCTCTATAGAGTTGGCGTTGGCATGATGGGCGGAGTAAAGGGCACCTATGGTCGATACAGCATTGGTCCACGAGTAAGTGGATTGGCTTCTCAGTTTAATATGATGCCAAATGTTGAAGCACAACAGATGCGTAGATTTGGACGAAAAAAAGAATCAGGATATACAGGTGCCGGATATTGGTATGGTAACTATCCAAACATGATTGGAGCAATGGGCTCTGGCGATGTTAGAAATGAAGTCCCTAATCCACCAAAGAAGATGAGTAACTCAAAGAAGACAGCAACTGCTGCAGATACCATGGGAATTGGTGGCACAACATTCAATGGAGCGGCAGGAGTAAGTTAATGGACGAAGTATTTGGTTCTCCCAAAATGCAAAGACAAACACTACGTGTTAATCAACGTCGTGGAATTAAACAACACTTTGGTTACAATGCAAACTTAGGTTACAAATCAAAAGCAGAACCAAGTGTTGTGTCATGGTCAAACCGTGGCAGAGGTGTGCAAGGCGAATCTGTTAACTCACAAAATGTTGCCTCTAAATTTATAGTGCGAAGAAATTGGAAACCAGTATAATAAATATTTGAGGGGTACAAAAGATTCCGAGGGGTTTCTTGAATTTACTGCGTGCATCCGCAGAACAATCTGGTCTTCTTAGTCGTTTATCTTTCTTAATAGGTGCAGGTTTTATTTATCTTCTTTTAATAATCACTCCTGCGCACGCGAGCGAGCCTGCTCCAGCACCGACACCCGCTCCAACACCGAGCGAAGCATCACCTTCACCAGTACAAAGTCCAGAGCCAACCCCAACCCCAGCCCCAACACAAACCACAGAGCCTGCTCCATCTCCTACTCCTTCCACATCCACTTCGACTGAACCCGCTCCAAGTCCAACTCCAACGCCAGAATCTTCGCCTGCTTCCACTTCAACTCCGACTCCAACTCCTGAACCTTCTCCGACTCCGACCGAGACCGCGACTCCAGAGCCAACACCCGCTCCATCTTCTGAGCCGAGTCCAACTCAATCACCGACTCCAGAGCCTTCACCTTCCGAATCAACGGCTCCCTCGTCTGAAGCCAGCCCACAACCCACCCCGTCAACAGACAGTACAACGACCACAACAACCCCTGCCACGTCCCCAGAAAATCCATCAGTTACTCCTGCTCCTACTCCTACACCTGAACCAGTAGTAACTGAGACTGTAACGGCTGGTGGTGATGACACATCTTATAGAATTCCGTTAACAACATCTGTTGTATTTAACGGCGTTACATATACGGATGTGTATGCTACTACAAATTCTGTAATTACCTTTGGTCAGGCTGATGGAACTTATTGGACTTATCCAAGTACACCATCTATTTCAATAGAGTCTCGTGACTGGTGGGCTTTGCCTAATCACAATCCTGATATGCATTTCATTATTAGAACAAGTGAAGGTGGATTCCAAGTAGATGGTGCTTATCTTCCATTTGGAACTATGACTGGTGAAACAACTACTATTGTCATTACTGGACAAATTCAAACGGATGGAACTGTTGCTTATACTTACACAGTTGATGGCCCTCTTTATGGCGGCGAAAGAACTGGAGCCAGACTACAAGATGGCTCAATAGTTACTCTTGAACAAGCAGGCGTTACTCAAAGTACCGCTCCTGTTGAACTTGCTCCTGCTCCTGTTGAGCCCACACCTGAGCCAACTCCTACCCCAACACCAACACCTGAGCCAACTCCCACACCCACCCCAGAGCCAGCGCCACAGCCAGAGCCAACACCAACTCCTTCACCAGAACCTACTCCTCAACCTCAACCTCAGCCGACTCCAGAACCTGAGCCAACTCCCGAACCGCAGCCAGAGCCAACACCACAGCCACAGCCAGAGTCGCAACCACAGCCAGAATCACAGCCCGAACCTTCACCTGAACTAACTCCTAATCCTGAAACACAACCTGAACCTACAAATCCGTCAACCGACCCCGAGCCAACCAATCCAAATCCTGAACCTGTCCCGGTTCCAGAACCTCAACCTGAGCCTCAGCCTGAGCCAGAGCCTGAGCCCGCTCCCGAGCCTCAACCTGAGCCAATTTCTCCATCAGAACCTGACTCTGAGGATCCTCCAGTAGCTCCTGAAGAGCCTGCTGAACCTCAGGACGAATCTGAGACTGAATCTGAGACTCAAGAGCCACAATCTCCAGAAGACTCTCCTGAAGAACCTTCTGAAGAGGAAACACAAAGTCCGGAAGATACGCAGGAGCAGGACGCTCCCGAAGATGACACTCCTTCAGACACTCCAGACGATACAGAGCCTCCGTCAAATCCTGACGAAGCTTCCACAGATCAACCGACAGACTCATCTACTGAGCCCTCCACAGAAGAACCGCAGACACCCATAGAAGAAACAGAACCAGAGGAAGAACCTTCATCGGAACCCGAAGAACCGCAGGAGCCGACGGAGGAAGAGACCGTAGTTGAGGAAACAGAATCACAACAGCCGTCACAAGAGCAAGAGCAAGAAAATCAGTCCATAGAATCATCCCCAAATACTACACCTGTTGAAGAACGTGTAAATACTTTAATTGAAGAGTCTGGTGGAGAACCTATATCAGTTGCTGATATTGAAAATGCTGGTTTAACCTATGAAGACCTGCCTCCAGATACTCCTGTTGAGGTTAGAACCGATGAAGAAGGAAATGCAGTTATTATTACTGCAGAGGTTGCTGCTGCACTAGTTTTACTTGAAAACCCAGCTGAATTACTTGGAGAAATATTTTCGGATCCTGAACAGGTGCTAACTGCGCTATCTAACATAGGCGCAGACATGACTGAGGCAGAACGTGAAGAGTCTGAGAAAGTCATTATTGCATCTGTGATTGTTGGGCAAATTGCCGTACAAGCAGCCGCAGCGGCCGCTTTAACGGCCACACAATCTTCTACTGGTAATACCGGTGGATCTGGGGGCGGGGCGCCTTCAGGAGAGTCAAAAGCCGTTAGGAGAAGGAAACCATGAAGATATTAAGAGACTTTGTCGAGCAGTTGTGGACCCTATTAGGTATGTTTGTAGCCTGGGTAGTCCTCGACGGAAGTGCTAGGACAGTTGTTGGATACGCAATTATCGCTACGACCTTAGCATGGGCGGTGACTTACCCCCTTCGCAATCCTAAGGACGAGGAATGAAAAAACTATTACTTGTTGGGTTACTCCTACTTACTGGCTGTGGCTATGACGGACATTACCGTTACCCATGCCAAGACCCTGCGAACTGGGAAAAGGAGGAGTGCAAACCCCCTATCTGTACTGTTAATGGCGCATGCCCAGAAGATTTAGTTGGTAGTATTACTACCGATGGTCAGACAGTCACAACAGATAATGGAGAACCAAATGAGTAAGCAGCGCTATACAGCCGCCGATTTGGATGCACGACTTAAATTTGTACTAGGTTTAATTCTAGGTCTTATCTTGTTATTTACAGCAGTTGGAATCTTATATGCACTTATTTTTGTAACCCAACCAGTAAATGCTCAGTCTGAAAACGACAAAATGTTTTTTAATGTTCTTGGATCAATAGCGACTTTTATTACAGGAACCCTTGCGGGAATTCTAATTGGTAGCAAGGGCGGTAACGAATCAACTCCAATTGACTTTGATTCCCCAGATGAAGCACCTACACCAGCGGTAACAGAGCCTGATGCTCCTGCTGGAAAAGACAACAGTCAAATGCCAGATGAACAAGATGTAGATGAAGATTGGGATAAAGACTAATGGCAGACATGGGAACAGCGGCAAAACTTATTGAAGTTGCCAAAGAAGAAATTGGAACCATTGAGGGACCAAAAGATAACGAAACAAAATACGGCGCCTTTACAAAGGCCAATTTTCAACCATGGTGCGGATCGTTCGTTATGTGGTGCGCCGATAAAGCTGGCGTAAAAGTCCCTAACACTGTTTACACACCCGGTGGAGCGGCCGCTTTTAAAAAGTCTGGACGTTGGTATGACGCACAAATCTGTGACCCAGAAGCCGGTGATATTGCCTATTTTGATTTTCCCGGAGATGGCGTAGACCGGATCAGTCACGTTGGAATTGTTATTAAAGATAACGAAGACGGAACTGTATGGTGCATCGAGGGCAATACCTCTGGCGATCCAAAGAAATCTCAACGCAATGGTGGAGAAGTTGTAAAAAAGCTTCGCGCTTATAAGAAAAACAAAAAAAATGTGCAAGTATCCATTGTTGGATTTGGTCGTCCTAAGTTCAAGGGTGGAGCCGCCGAAGCCCCAGTATCCCCAGAAATTGAAGCCGCAATTAATTTATTAAAAGCAAACGGCTACAAAATAACCAAATAGTTCTATAATTTCATCAGAGTCGCCAATCGGGGCTCGTTAACTAATCATGTCTAAGGAGTGATTATGATGAAATCAGGCTACCCAAATTCTTGGGAACCAAAAAAACCTTGGGATCAATACGATTATAAAAAAATCCCAACACCAAAACCTCAAACCCTTGCTGATTTACTCAGCGCTCAATTCTTTCTAGGGTTTCAAGATCAAATAGATCGTTGGAATACTTTGACGACCTATAAGACAACTACGTTTCCCCCTTACAACCTAATCAAGGTAGATGATGACCACTACACAGTGGAAATCGCTCTTGCTGGGTACAAGAGGGAAGACATTGAGGTAACCGTAGAGAAAGACCTACTAACCGTTAAAAGCGTTGAAAAAGAGGATAACAAAGACGAAGAGGTCCTTCATCAAGGAATTGCTAAACGTCTTTGGACTCAAAGATTCGTGCTTGGAGAGTGGATGGAAGTTAAAGAGGCTACCCTTAAAGACGGGCTATTGACCATCAAGGTGGAACGTGAAGTTCCTGAAGAGGACAAGCCCAAAGTAATCAAGGTCAAATAAGACCTGGACCTGAGCATGTCGTTAAACTGCTCACCACTTTTATCGGGTTTCCTACCCCCTTATCTTGGATAATAACAACATGGCTAAATTTAAAGTAAGCGCTAAGTCTGGTAATGCCGCAGGTTTTTCTAATATCCCTGGCGCAACAAATTACGCTATGAGCTTTGGAAAACAGTTTGCAGGAGGGTTTAAAAAAGGTGAAAAACTTGCAGGAACTAAACCAAAAAAACCAAAAGGCGAAGTAACGCAAGACCCGACCCCAACAAAACCAGACTCTGATGGAGAACCAACAAAACCTAAAAAAGTTAAAG